GTGATCTGGCTAACGCCAACACTGGTGCCTAATAATAAAGGAGAATAATTATGGCTGTTATTAACACTGGTTCCTTTAGTAAGGCACTGTGGCCCGGCATTAATGCCTGGTATGGCAAGGCGTATGATGAATGGCCCGTAGAACATACGGCTCTGTTTGATCAGTATACGAGCCGCAAGGCGTTTGAAGAAGATGTTGGTGTGTCCGGATTTGGCCTGCTTCAGGTTAAGCCGGAGGGTCAAGGTATCACCTATGATACCGAGATTCAAGGGTTCATCACTCGCTACACCCATACCGTGTTTGCTTCGGGCTTCGTGATCACTCGCGAAATGTTCGAAGACGACCAGTATGATGTGGTCGGCGAGCGCCGCGCTAAAGGCCTGGCTTTCTCTGTCCGTCAAACGATGGAGACTGTTGGTGCCAACGTCTACAACCGTGCGTTCAATTCGAGCTACACGGGTGGAGATGGCGTGGAAATGATCAGCTCTGCGCATCCGAATGCTGTTGGTGGAACGTGGTCAAACACGCTCTCCGTCGCGGCTAATATGTCGGAAGCGGCCCTTGAGCAAGCTTGCATTGACATTTCGCGGTTCACCAATGACCGTGGTCTGAAGATCCAAGTGACCCCGCGTAGCATCGTTATCCCGCCCGAGCAAATGTTCGAGGTGGAGCGGATTCTCAAATCCCAATACCGTGTTGGAACTGCGAACAACGATATCAATGCGTTGATGTCGATGGGCAAGTTCCCCGAGGGAGTGAAGGTTAACCACTACCTGACCTCTACCACGGCTTGGTATATCCGCACTAACGCTCCGGACGGACTGAAACACTTCGTTCGCTGGGAGCCTAAGTTCGCTGAAGACAACGACTTCGATACGTCGAATGCGAAGTTCAAAGCGGAATATCGGGACAGCTTCGGCTGGACTGATCCTCGCGGTATCTATGGCACTGCCGGTATCTAATGAGGTAATGGGACAGGGTTTCGGCCCTGTCCCTTTTAGTCCCTTCATGGTCTGCCTCAGGCTGCTGGTGCTCCACCGAGAAGAGGACAAGGAGATTATAGATTATGACTACTGTAGCTGATGGACTGTATCAATTCGGGGGAATGCCGGTAGGCACTAGCCTGGATACGAATAAAATTTTCTCGACTTCTACTAAGGGTCGTGCGTGGTTTGTTGACACCGCTGTTGGAACCAATGGGGATGGTAAATCTCCGAAGTCTGCATTCTCAACGATGCAGAGGGCGTTTGATGCGCTTGCCTCTGGTGATATTATCTACTTCGTGGGCAAGGTTACTGAGCAACTGGTCACCCCGGTTCAGGTGTTTGATGTGACTGTTGTGGGCTGTGGCAATCGCCCTCGCCATGCGGATTCAACTCCGACTGGCGGCAACGTTGCGGCCTCCCAATGGGCCCCGCCTGCTTCTGGTGCTGTCGCTGGACAAGCCACTGTGCGTGTTCTGCAGCAAGGCTGGAAGTTCATTAACATCCTCTTTACTATGCAAGGCTCCACCGCTGGTGGTATTGAGATTGTTCGCAATGCGGGTGCTGGAAATGCGGAGCGTGATGCGTCGCATGCGGAGATTCTGGGCTGCAAATTTGCAGGTGCGGGTATCGGTATTCGTTCGGGTGTTGCCGGAACGTTTACGGAAAACACTACGAACGTGCTGGTGCAAGGAAATACTTTCCTCTCCAACACTACGGCTATGCTGCAAACGGCTGGCTTTGGTGGCCTTAACTGGCAGATCATTGGCAATCAGTTTATTAGCTGCACCAATGATATCACTGGTCCGTTCACTGCGTCCAAGATCATCGGAAACTCGATGAGCCTGGCTCCGACTGCTTCGATTGTGCTGACTGGAACTGGTCTGAATATGGTCCACGGAAACTACCTCCCTGGAACGTATGCTGCTGGAACCCTGTATAATCCGGGCACTAGCGATAACTGGAATGGTAACTACGCCTCTACTGGTGTAACTGCTGCGGTTCCTGCGTAATAAACGGATGGGGGCTTCGGCCCCCGTCTACTCTTATTTTTTATAAGGAACTAATATGAGCACATGGTTACAGCTAGATATGGATCCGGCAAACGAGAATACTTCCGGATTCGCAAACGATGTAAATGCATCGTCCGGAAATCCATTTACTCTCACAGCAACCTCTAGTGGGGATAGTCTTGCCCACAAGGTTGTTATTACACCCTCCGCCTCTGTAACTGGGGATTACACGATTACTGGCACTGACGCGGATGGAAGAGTCCAGACAGAGACTCTTGCAACGGATACCACCAATGCGGTTACTTCTGTCAAGTTTTACCTTACACTTACCTCAGTTCTTGCTCCCTCTGGAATCGGTGCCAATACCGTTGATATTGGGTGGGCGGATGAATTCGCCAGTAAGACGATTGTTCTTGACACGTATTCTATCCGTGCTGCGGCGGCTCAAGTGAAAGTCACGGGAACTATCAATTTTGATATTGAGGATACGTTACAGAGTCCCTTTACTGTTGCAAATCAGGGTGCCTTTACTGTGTCGAACCAAGCTGACTTGGCTTGGTTGAATGACGCTAACTTTACTGCAAAGACAGCATCTTTGGCAAACGCCCTAGCTTTCGCGGGAATTCGTGCAGTGCGTGTTGTTGCCAATTCCTATTCCTCCGGAGCTGAACTTCAGGTCTGGATCGTTCAACCGAAGGGCTAGAAATGAGAACTACCTGGCTTAAGCTAGGAGACTGGAATGCAATCTGCGATGTTTGCGGATTGAAATACAAAGCCTCTGAACTTAAAGAACGATGGGATGGATTGAGGGTCTGTGCAGATGACTGGGAACCCCGGCATCCGCAAGAACTTATTCGTCCTGTTCCAGACCAACAACCGCTTCCGTGGACCCGTCCGGACAATGATCCGGTATACTGGGTCGATGGGACTATCTGCACTCCAGAGGGAATCCAAGGAGTTGCGGGATATGGTGTAGCCGGGTGTGCTATTGCAGGACTTAATCTAGGACAAGGCGACGAGCCTGAATTTATATAAATGGCAAAAACAACTTTTACAGACAAGCTAACGACGATTCTTGCCGCATGGCTCAATGAAGTCAACACGGCTGTCTTTGATGCAATTGGAGATGGGACTAATGCTCCAACCACTGGTGCCCAGGTCAGGACCAATATTGGCGCGGGCAACGTGGAAGGCCCCGCAACCTCAACAGATGGGGGATTCGCTAAGTTTGATGGAACTACTGGAGACCTGCTCAAAGACAGTGCAGCAGTAGTTGCTGTCGCTGACGGGGGAACAGGCCAGTCCTCCTACACCGACGGGCAACTGCTTATAGGAAACACTACCGGCAATACACTTGCCAAAGGAACTCTTACTGGTGGGACTGGGATTACTGTTACCAATGGTGGGGGAACTATCACGATTGATGCGGACAATAATGGTGATGTTGTTGGTCCTGCCTCGGCTACAGATAATGCAGTAGTTAGATTTGATCTTACTACTGGAAAGTTAATTCAAGATTCGGTGCTGATTATTGCGGACACCACTGGGGCCCTCTCTCGCTCTGGCGATGGCGGAATTCCAGTGCAAGGAACGAATACCAATGATAGTGCAGCAGCAGGGTATGTGGGAGAGGTTATATCCAGCATCGTCACCACAGGTTCAGCGATATCACTAACAACGAATACCAGCGCGAATATAACATCAATATCGTTGACTCCGGGAGATTGGGATATATCAGGATTTGTTGGGTTTGTGCCGGCCGCAACGACAAGCGTGAATGATTTTGCTGGATCAGTTGATACTACCAGCGCAACGCTTAGTGCGAATGGGTTTCGAATTTTTTTCCCGGCGTTTGTTCCTGGGTCCGTAAATTCAAGAATTCCATTACCTACGCTGCGGCATACAGTTTCCGCGACGACAACTTATTATTTAGTGGCACTAGCTAATTTTACCGTAAGCACGATGGTCGCTTACGGAACGGTTATTGCGAGACGGGCAAGATAAATGCACTTCTTAGATAGTATCTCCCATCCCTGGCCAAACAAAGATAAAACTAAGCCTGGCCTTAGTTTTCGTTTTCGTAAGGCTGTGTGGATGTCTGTTCGTCCCTTCTATGGCCCGGTTGGAAGCTTTGGTGTAAAAGATATTACCAGAATGTTTATTCTGCGTATGAAGTTTCCGTTCTTCTCCTATAATATTAAATGGTGTGGAAAAGGAATTCATGGTTATATTGGATGGAAGCCTATCCCAGTTGCAAATGATCCGCAATTTTGCTGGAGAGATTTAAATGCTGCCCAAGATGCTCTCCAGGAAGGCGAGTTATTTGTTCAACTGTCCGCCAGAGGCGGCATCAATGAGATTTCGTAGGCCTTTTATGATACAACAACAAACCCTAGAGCAGGCCAAAACAATTGGAGATGTTCTGTCAATAAGCACAGTTGTTGCCACTATAGCAGGATGGCTTCCTGCAATTGCCGCCATATTCTCTATTCTCTGGCTAGTCATGCAAATTGTCATGAACTGGCAGAAGTTTAGAGACGCGATTAATAAACTAAGAGGTAAATAAATTGGCCGTTTCCGGAACTATTACGTATCGTCCGACCGCTTCAACAATCATTACAGACGCCCTTACTCAGGTTGGGGGTATTGATCCGGAGAGCGGTCTTGGAGCATCGGCTACCCAGACAGCGACTGCGCTGCGGATGCTGAATGCTCTTGTCAAAACCTGGGGAACTCGGGGACTTCAATTGTGGGAGCGCCGCTATGGCGTCGTGTTTCCTCAGAATGGGCAAGGCCTGTTTGTGCTCGGAAGTCCCGGACCTGCTGGAGACCATGCCTGTTTGACTACCCCGCTAAATGGCGGCTTTATTCAAACCACTCTCTCTGCTGACGCAGCGAGTGGGGCTACTACGATTTCTGTTACCTCAGTCACAGGACAACTTGATACTGTTGGAAATCCGGCAGTATCTATCACTAACGCATATAACATTGGTATTGAACTGGATGACGGAACTCTCCAGTGGACCACTGTTTCAGGTGCCCCTTCTGGCACAACGGTAACTCTGGCTGCTGCGCTGACCGATGATGCAGGAGAGGGCAATTATGTGTATTGCTACCAAACTAAACTTATTCGCCCTTTAAGAATCGTGGATGCCTTTGTTCGACAAGTGGCCGCAGGTAATGATGTTCCTTGCCGTGTAATGTCCAGAGAAGAATACAATCGCTTTGGATCTAAATCCAGCGAAGGAACCCCTGTCCAACTCTACTACGATCCCCAATCGAATACTGGGAATCTATATATCTATCCGACCTTCTCCAGCGTTCAGCAACTCTTGTTCATCCAGTTCGAGAAGCCGATTGACGACTTTGCAACCACAGCAGATGACTTTGATATGCCCCAGGAATGGGCGGAGGCCCTGATGTGGAACCTTGCGTGGCGCTTGTGCCCAAGTTACCAGACTCCTAAAGACACTGTAAAAGAGATTAAGGAACTCGCCCTCTTTACGTATGAGCAAATAGATGGCTGGGACCAGGAAGTCGCAAGTATGTTCCTCCAGCCGAGCACCTGGCCTAACATGGAAGGCAATAAGTAATTATGGCAATTGATGCCAAACAGGATATCCAGTCTGCAAGGATCCCCTTTGCAGGGAACTTCCTAGCACGGATGGCAGACAATGGAATCCTCTCCGGTCCTTATTTCTCAGAGACAACGGACCAGTATTTTCAAAATGGCCTGTTCTGGAAGATTGACAATTCCCTTACTGGAAAGAGCACCTTTTACTTTGCCTCAAGACCGGGATACTCAAGGGTAACTGCAGCTCCCTCTGGTGTGGATGAGGCCAACGCCATGCACTATTGGCCGGAGAACAATGCAACCTACATTACTGATCAGACGCAGCTCTGGAAAGACGGAACAAAGATAGCGACGTTTCCTGCCGCCTCCTTTCCTGTTCCCCCCCAAACGTCAGCTCCGACGCAGTTCTCAGAAATACGCCCTGGAGCGACTACTCCGTATCTTTGCTACAACAACGGCAAAGTTTTACTTGTTATTGAAACCAACAACCGTGTTACAGTATTGCGTGATCTTGATGTTACCTCCGTCTCTGCAGCAAACCCAGCAGTAGTTACCACTGCCTCTGCCCACGGACTAACGTCTGGGGTAGCAGTCATTCTACGGGATGTTAGCGGATCTACGCCGGATGTGAACGGAACCCAGTATACGATTACTGTAACCGGGGCTACCACCTTTACGATTCCTGTAAACGTTACAGTTGCCGGGACCGGTGGGAATCTTGGGAACTTTCCAGCAAACAACGGAAACCTAATCTACATGAATGGTCGCCTGTTCGTTGGAAATTCTGATGGGCAAATCTACAATTGTGATCTTGATGATCCCCTGATGTGGGATACAACTCGGGTAATAACTGCCCAGATGTATGCTGGACTTTGGAGAGCCCTTGCCAGACAGAATAACTTCCTGCTGAACTTCTCTGATTTCACGGTCCAGGCTTTTGTTGATGATGCGAATACAGAGGGGAGTCCCTTAGACAATTACGAATCCGGGATTACACAGGTTGGGTGTGACCTTCCCCAATCGATTGTAACCAACGGATCTGAAATCCTGTGGATTGGAACGACCAGTTCGGGACAGCGATCTGTCTTTAGAATGCGCGGATTGACCAGTCCAGAGGAAGTTGTAACTACCCCGATACGAAATGCAATTGAGCAGTATGCTGCTGCAGGTGCAATACGTCGGTGTTTCTTCTGGCGGATTGGGGGAAAGAATCTGTATGTAGTCCCCGTGAGTCGAATTACGTATACCTCTGGTGCTACATCAGTAACTACTGATATTGATGCGCTGATCTATGACATGGATCTGAACATCTGGAATCAGTGGAAGTATGCAGGGGCGGATGGGGCGTTCTTTACCGCCACCACCTACAACACGTATAACTCCTATCAGCTTGTTCTACAATCCGATGGGACGGTGTGGGCGTTTCAGGCCTATGAGACTACCGATGCAAATACTTCGGCAACTATTGGTTCAGGATCAGCCTTCGACTTCCTTGTTCAAACAGAGCGAATAGACTTCGGAACAATTGACAGGAAGTTTGTGCAGCGCCTTGAAATGATAGGCGATAAAGTAGCAGATACAGCTAATGTCTCTGTCTCATACTGTGATGATGACAATGAAACCTTTTCAACTGCCAGAACTCTAGACATGTCCCAGAGTAGGCCCTTTCTTCCGCAAGGCGGGAACTTTCGTAGGCGGAGATACAAATTCGTATACGCCGGAAACCAAGCTCAGCGATGGGAAGGTTTTGAATTGTTCTTTAGGTCAGGCAAGTAATGGCCCGCAGTTTTACAATAAATAAAATAACCCTTCCGGACCTTGCTAATCTGCCTCTGGCGGGACTTCAAGAATGGATGCGATCGGTTAAGAGAGCATTCGTCTCGGATGTATATACTCCCACTTTAACGAATACAACCAATCTTGCTGCAAGCACGGCGTATGAGTGCCAGTATACACAGACACAGAATGTTGTAACAGTTACTGGAAAAGTGGATGTAGATCCAACGGGGGCAGGACAGTGTGTTCTAGGCTTCTCCCTCCCGATTGCGACAACCTTTGACGCTGTAGAGCAGTGCGGTGGAACAGCCGCTGCTCCCGCAGTCGCTGGATTCGTTGCTGCAATATATGCGGATGTGACTAATCAAAGAGCAACTTTTGAATGGGTTGCTGTGGATACTGCTAACAGATCCTTGTATTTTACATTCTCATACAGAATTCTTTAAGGACTTAATTTATGGCAACATCTGGAAATCCATACGATCCGCGCAGCGAAGACCGGGCTGAACGGCAGCTTGCGAAGCAGTGGGATCAACAGCAAAACAACCCACTGCAAATTTGGGACAGGGAGAATGTAGTGTTCTCTGCTGCAAATCCTTATGATTCTCGTAGTGAGGACCCGACGGAACGGGCCGCTGCTAGCCAAGCCGCCCAACAACAAGGACAAGCATTTGCACAACATTATGGACTTGACTACACTCCATCAGGATCCCCCGCAGCAGGACTGATGCCTGATGGACGTGGTATGGCTCAAGCTCGGCAGTGGGAAGATTTTGTAAATCGCTGGTCATCGAACAAAGACCCGACTCTGCCAACGCTCAACATGACCCCGGAGCAAAAACAGACTTTTATCAAACAGGTTTACAGTAATCCTGGTGCTGATGCAACACAGTTTCTGACGCCCGAGCAGCAGCAGGTCGCAAAGACGATGATGACGTTCTACGACCAGCATGCAGGATTCGATGGGTTCCAGAAGGCATTGATGGCCGGGGCTATCTCAGGATTCGGTGCTCTTGCTGGACCTTCTCTCTTTGGTGGGGCAGGAGCTGCAGAAACTGGTGCTGGGATTGCCGACGCGGCGTGGGGTGTGAATCCAGCCTCAACTGGCGCCGCCGGAGAGTTCTCCCTTGCTGGAGGGACGGCCTCTGGGTCCGGTGGCCTTGGTCTAAGCACAACGTCCGGCAGTGGTCTTGGATTAGCTGGTGGAACAGGGGCAACTACTACCGCAGGACTCGGCTTGGCCGGAGGAGCTGGATCGTTACTTACCCCGGCAATTACTGGTGGAGCAACTGGGCTTCCTGCTGCAGCAGGCGGTGGTGGGTTCTTCGAGGGTTTCGGGGATTTCGTTAAGAGTGCTTTCATGCCAACGGATGGAAAGAATCCGTTTACTCTGAAGGATCTTGCTGGGGTCGGACTAAACTACTTCACAAATAAGAGTGCTGCAAATGATCTAGAAGGTGCTGCTAATACTGCCCTCCAAGCAGGCAATCCGCTTTCCGACCCTCGCAGACAGCCCTATCAACAGCAGCTTGCTGAACTGTTACAAAACCCGACTGCGTTCTATGATACTAATCCGGTAGTCAAAGCGCAGCTTGATCTTGCCCGCAGACAGTTTGAAGCGAACAGCGCCAAGATGGGTGTTGGTGGAACCCAGTCCTCCGCCTACCTAAAGAATATGCAAAACAACGCTGCCACTACGTTCAATGACCAGGCCAAACTGCTCTCCGAACTTGGGGGATTTACCTTCCCCGGAGGGGGTGGGACCAATGCCTTTATGACTGGCTCTGCCGGCGCCGCAGGAGCAAATCAAAATGCAACCTCTATGTTCGCTGACATAGGCCAACGTCTGTTTGGAAATACTGACCTTGGGAAGACCCCGGTAACAGAGCTCGGGAAGAAGTTCGACTTCAGTTTAGGATAATTTAATGGAATACACAAATCCCTTCGTAGGTCTCCCAGAAGCAAATGTTCCTGGAAATCCATTTCTAAGCAGATGGAACCAGATCGATCGCCAGCAGACAATGCAGCCGTTTGTGGATATGGCAAAGCAACGAAGCCAACTTGATCTTCAGAATGAGCAGATCAAATCACAGGAGTTTGCTTCCCCCCAGGCCAGAGAGGCCCGTATGTCGGGATTCTCCGCCACTGCCTCTAAGAACAAATTCGATGCGGCCAAGGCAACTGCAGAGCTTGCTCGCCTCCCAGAGGAAGAGAAGTTTAAGTATGCCGAACTGTCGAACAAGATCCACTCCGAGGAAGGCAAACCCTACATACAACTATTTCAGGAACTTGCTGGGCTGTCTGATGTGATGGAGCAAACTCCAGAAGAGCACCGTCCGCTTGTGTATAAGCAGTGGGCAGATCGCTTCTCTCAAACAACCGGAAGACCTGTCCCTCCTAATTACCAGAACTACAACCCCACTATTCTTGAGGAAGCCAAGGCTGTTAAGTATGGTTTGGTGATGACCCCGAAACACCAGCAAGATCTTGGGATAAAGGGTGTCGAAGCTGCCGCTGCGATGGCCCGCCAGAATGCATCCGACAGGGCCGCTATGCAGCGAGTGGGAGCACAGCAGGCAGGTGCGAATAGCAGAGCAGAGGCTGCAAGGACAGACGCTTCTCCAAAGAACAAAGCACAGATCATAAACAAAGCAATCCAGATCCTTGAAAACCCAAACGCGACCCCAGATGAAAAACGGACAGCCCAGTTCCAACTGCGCCCGTATGCCACTGAGGAGTATACTAAGCGTCTCCAAGCTGAGACCAAGGAAGACCGGGCTATGCTGGCCTTTGCTACCGGAGAACGTGCAGCCGCAGCCGAGCGCAGAATCAAGTCGGCTGAGAAGCGCCTCTCTAAAGAAATCTACGGAGCCTACAATCTTCCAGTTCCTGGAGGACAGTCAGAGGGGACATCTCTTCCGAATATGGAACACAAACAACGAGCTATCCAAGCTTGGGGATCGTATGATCCGAATACCTATGAGTATGGAGTTAATCCAGCTACTGGAAACTTTGCACGTAAGCCAAAAGGAAAGTAATGTCTAACTGGGAAGACGCACCTACCTCCTCTGGAGGCTGGGAAGATGCGGAAGCAGTAGATAGTAAAAGTAATAAAACTCCGGACTGGCTGAGAGAAGCTGGAGGAGTTGCAGCAGGTGGTTTAGATGTGCTTGGCGCAAGCGCGGGGGGAGCTGTTGCTCTTCCATATGCGTTGGGCGATGTAATGGCTGGAGAGGATCCCCGCCTGGCTCTTGGTGGTGTCCATGAGGCAGCCGGAGCAGCTAATCCTATGAACCTCTTCCCCAACATCGAGGATTTCAGGCAGACCAAAGGGCACAGGATTGTTTCGGATACGGTTGGAAAGGTGTTTGATGCCGCCACTGGTATCCCAGAACAGATGGCTGGATGGGGCCGCATCGGAATAGGAAAGCTCACTGGGGAAGAGGAAGCTAAGACTCTCGAAGCCGCTGAGAAAGCCGGAGCTACTGCTAAACTGACAGCTGAGGCTGCATTGGTAGGTCTACGTGGACGGCCTGCTCGGGCAGGAACTGCGGCAGCCTATCGTGAGACAGCTAGAGGAAAGCCTACAGATGCTCAACTAGAGCAATCGAAGAAAGCTCGGGAAACTTATGGGGAGTGGGAGGATGCTCCTGCTCCGAAGAGAACTGACCCCTCCGTGGCAGGGCAGATGGAGCTTCCTATGGAAGATCCGAATATTCGCTCTCCTTATAACCTGTCTCCGGACGAGATTGCTCGCCTTGAGCAGGAAATGAATCCCCCTATTGAGCGTAGGGATATGGCCCAGGGTGAACTGGACTTCGGCCATGCTGATCGCCCAGCTATGGAGAACCCTCGCTTTGTCCTTGAAGAAGGCGGAGTAGGTGCCAGAGACCGTATAATGAGCCCTGAAGCAGAGCGGCTCCAAATGGATACCCCGGCTAGGGTAGGTGAGATGGAGACCCGTGTAGGCCCTCCTGACGAAGCCTTGGGGGGTATGCGGGGACAGGCTGCCCTTGAAATGGAGACCCGTCCGGGGGATCTTGGGCAGGTCGGGATAGACCGTGCCCGCAGACAGGCTGAACTGGCGAAAGAACAGCCCATTCCGTATAGTCCCACAGGGACGCCTAGTCCTGTAAGGGGGCCCGGCCGTAGGCAAGGGGGAGTAATTGACCCTGATCTGCTCACGTTCGGTGTGTCTCGTTTGCTCAAGGACAAAGGCCCTCGGGAAACTATTAAGAAGTTTCTTGGAACCTTTGCAAAAGAGCCTATGGAGTTTGCACTTAGGAATACCAGAGATCCTAAGAGTAGGGAGACACTTGTCTGGATGAAACCGGATGATTTCCACAATCTTGCCAATGCTCGTTATGGATACGAGGATATTTCAAGCCCACTCAAACACAATATTAGGGAAGCCTTAAAAGGAAAAGAAGGCCTTGATGACATTCCCTTTCTCCAAATTGACGGAGAGGGCCGTGTATACGGCCATGAGGGTCGTCACAGAATGGACGTATTTAAGGAACAGGGAATTGATCTTGTTCCGGTAAGAATCCGCCATGAGACCTTCCGATGGGGCGAGCGAGATATCTCAGAACGCCCCCGCCTAATTAGGGCGGAGGAACGTGCAGCAGATCCATCCTTCTCTATTCCATTACCTACTCTGCTTCGGGACCAAATGAAGCAGCAGGATGTGCTTGACCGCCATACTCCGGGCCATGCCCAGCGAGGTGCTGCTAATCTCTTTGCCTCCACTAAGAAAGATGTAGAGAAGAAGGGAGCGGCCTGGAACTTTGCCGATCAGAAGAAACTATATCTGTATGATAAGCGCCCTCTAAAGCAATTGGTTGCTGAGGAAGGAATCAACCCGGAGACAATTACTGACATAGCTGCACGGGACCAGTCTCTCCGCAGTCGCCTTGACAGGCTCCTCCAAAAGGGCCTAAGTAACTTTGCGGTTGACAAGGCGATGGCCATTTTGTCTAAGGATAAAGGACCGGTTGGCAAGGTTATCAAATGGGTCGTAGACAATCAGACCTTTATAAACATGAACTCCAAGGTGCAGGCAAAGCAGAACATTCGGCTTGCCCTTGACCCTTGGAAGAAGCTTAAAAGAGCCAATGCAAAAGATGTCCGGGATGTGCTTGATGTGTGGACAGCCAACATTGGAAAGGCCCCGCTTGGGCCGGAGTCGTTTAGAACACCCCGCCAATATGAAGCTTACAAAGCTGTATCGGAGGTCTTTACAAAAGGATGGGAGCGTGTCAATGATGCCCGTCAGCGGGCTGGGCTAAATACCATCGATTTCGTAGAGAACTATTTCCCGGCAATTCGGGCGGGAGATTACTGGATCAATATCGTTGATGGGGAGGGGAAGCTTAAGTGGTCCTCTGCCTACAATACCGTGGGAGAAGCAAAGAGAGCCCACGCTCTGTTGCAAAAAGAGTTCGGAAACGAGTTCACTGTTAAAGCCCCATCCCTGCGGGACAAGAGTCAATATGATCTGAGTTCCTTTGCTGCATTTGAAGAGACCATCCGCGCAATGACTAAGGATGATCCGATCAAGAATGCTATTCAAAAGCGATACGCAGAGCTTGTCGGCAAGCGTGGCTTTGGTAAGACTGGCATCATGCGCAAGGGAGTTGAAGGGGCCCTTGGGTTCGAGCCTGGTAAGAAAGGTGTAGCCAATGCAGAGAATGTAATTGAGAGCTACATCAAACGACAAGAAGCTTATCTAGCCAATCTGGAACGGGCACAGCTCCAGAAGCAACTGCGTAAAGATATTCCCGCAAATGTGTGGGAGAAGATTCCCCTTGCCAAGGACTATATAGATGCCTATCTGGAGAAATCCAGAGGGGCTGATCTGGATACCTTGCCAATGGTGAAGGACCTCACTGAGTCTATATCACTGGCGGCAGGCTTTGGACGTAATGCTCCAAGGGACTTTATCCGCAATGCGGCTGGAATTACAAGTCTGTTCTGGCTGGGAACTGTCCGTTTCCTGCTGACCCAATTGCCACAGCATTTGAATGCAATGCCCAAGCTTATTGAGAATTACCAGCTTGGTGATACTATCAAGAATCCTGCACATGCCTACTTTGAAGGGTGGACAGAGACGTTCTCGCCAAGCACCCTCTCCAAAGAAGCAAGAGCGTGGGCGCAGAAGCGTGGCTACCTGGAATCAACTGTTGTGGAACTGCTGGAACTCCGCCTCTCCGACCTGAAAGGGGAGAAATGGAAAGTTGTAGGAGAGGCTATTCGTTGGGGAATGGGCAAGACCGAGCAGCTTGCTGTGCGGACACCCGTATTCCATATGTTTGAGACCTCTCTCCGAGACCAGGTTCCGAATAAACTAGAACGCTTTGAACTGGCTGCTAACATGATGGACTACTACATGGTCCACTACAGCAGAGAAGCGGCTCCGATTGTCTACGACAAACTTGGTATTGTTGGCGATGCTGCTCGTCCTCTTAAGCAGTTCGCGCACAACGCCTGGGGCCAATTCTTTGAATACGCCCAAACTGCCAAGGATCAAAAACGCATGGCCCCGCTGGCTACCTCCATTGGGGTGCAGGCACTTGTCGGTGGGCTGAAGGGAATCATTGTAGTTGCAGAAGCTACTGCAATCATCACTGTTATAAACAATATGTTTGGGACTGACATCCCGACTCCGGAGCAAATGCTTCTGGAATCCAAGGCATCCGATACCCTGATCTTTGGGGGATATTCAACTGCCCTTGGTGTGGATATCTCTGCCTCTATGGCTTCCCCTTCTATGCCGCAGTTGTTCAGCTTCGCTCCTCTTGATTTTACTGCAACTGCGGTTAAGGACGTGGGATCATACCTGCTCAAGAGTGTGAAGGGAACAGCGACAGACCAAGATGCGATGGCTGCAATGCTTGCAGTAAGTCCGGCTGCTATGCGTGGTTGGATTGAGGCACTCTACTCGGAACCGGGACAACCTATTCCTAAGCCGGGTGCCAAGATGCGCGGTGAGTTCCGTGCTCCTACTGAGACAGATGAACAGATCGCTCGCTTTGGACTTGGATTAAAGAGCCTTGAAGAGTCTCGGGAGAACATGGCTGTCAGAGCAGCGAAGCAACTCCTTGCCAGAGACGCAGAGCGCAGGATCGGTGCCCTCGACGCCATCGTGGATAAGGTTAAGAACGGAGAAGATATTCCGGACGAACTGCTTGACAGGTATATAGCGCAGGGTGGGAATATGTCCCAGCTTGGCAATAATATCAAGCAGCGTATGCTGGAGCTCGACACTACTTGGACGGAGTTCAATGAGTCACGTCGCCCTTCTCCAGGGCAGATCCACCGTCTCGACAGGATGAAGCAGTTCATGGACGAGGAAGTAGAAAAGGATCTGCAAAATCCGGAGAGCAAACCTTTCCAGAAAATGTCCCACTCCGAAGGGGGCAGAAAGCTTAACAAGCCGCACGCTCTTGATCGAGAGGGGAATGTAATCTATCGGAGAGATGATCCGGCAGACATGGCGCTTGCCTCTGATATTATTAGCACGGCAAAGAGAATGTTCCCAGGAAACCCCAAGAAGCAGATGGAATACATCGAAGACGCTAAGGGATCACTGGATATGCGAAGAGTTGCTCCCGAGCATTTCAGAGAGCAGCTCCGTCGCGGACGTGATAGCTACAGAGAAATGTAAAGATGACACCACATTTTAAACTTGAAACAGACCCAAAGCTTACATGCTCTTGTGGGTGTGGCATGCTCCCGAAGCAAGACTTTATGGATAAGATAGAACAGCTTCGTGCTATGGTTGGATTCCCGCTGCCTGTAACTAGTGCAGCGAGGTGCCCCGACTACAATTCAAAGGTAAGCAGCACTGGAAGAACGGGCCCCCACACTACTGGCCGAGCAATTGACTTTGGAGTGTCGGGATCAAAAGCATACACCTTGCTCTCTGCTGCCCTTCAAATGGGTTTTATGGGCATAGGGGTTAACCAAAAAGGGGCCGGGAGTTTCATCCATATTGATGATATTCCCAACAGTCCCACAAGCCCCCGGCCCTTCATCTGGAGTTACCCGTGAAATGAATCCCTTATTCATAACTGGCATTTTTCAAGCTGGCCAGAAACTTCTTGATCACTTCTTCCCCGACCCTGCCAAGAAAGCAGAGGCCCAACTGGAGCTGCTTAGGATGCATCAGACGGGGGAGCTTGCCCAACTGACCGCAGACACTGAGCTAGCCAAAGGCCAGCTTGCGATTAACCTGGAAGAAGCAAAGTCCCCAAATGTATTCATCGCTGGCGGTCGCCCCTTTATCATCTGGGTGTGCGGGTTTGCATTTGTTTACAACTATATCCTTCAACCCCTCCTGCTATTCTTTGTCTTCGCTTTCGGAACAGCAGAGATGGTTAAGCAAATGTCACTGCTTCCCGACCTAGAAATGGCAGAGATGATGCCCCCGTTGTTGGGCCTTCTTGGACTCGGATACTATCGCACCCGTGAGAAGATGTCCGGCACTGAAGCTAATCGTTAGTTAAATACGAAGCACAAATAAAAAAGGCCCCTCAATTCGAGGGGCCTTTTCTTTTGGGGAATTACTTTATTTGGTATAGGGAAGTGAGAGAACCACTATCACTATAGCTAGGGCAATTAGAAGAGCAGCACTCATGCGAGCTTCTTCATGTCAAGGATTGTAGCTTTAAGGATGGTCATGGTGATTCCAACACGCTCCCTACCGACTACAAAGTTTGTTGCTATTACCAGCCCAGAAGCTTCCTTGTTTTCCCCAACGAAGCGTCCGTAGCTTTCAATAACTTCTGCATGATCTTCTAGAGTATGCTTAATGTCTCTCCAACTAGAGTCAGAGAAGTGATCTGCCCACTTGATGTAAACAATATCACCCGGCTGAAACCGTTTCTTTTTCTTCATTTACTTTTTCCTTTTTCTTTTTGGGTCTCTTCCGGGAGATATTCAATTCATACATCTCTTTAACCATCCCCCTCGGAATCTTGATGGTGTTGCTGATTGTCTTGGTTCCGGGAAAGTAGGAGTCGGCTATGAGGATACGGTCAGGTTCGTCCCGGATAAGGAACCCAACAGAGGTGCAGAGGCAGGCGGTGAGCGGTTCTAACGGCTCCTCCTGCCAAGATACCTCGCTCTCAGCGTCATCCCAAATTACAATATACAGCGGGTATTTAAACTTCATTATTATCTGAGTCCTCGTCCAGACTTTCAATAAGCGGAACAAGCTCTGTATACTTCTCGGCTATCCGATCTTGAAAGTTGTCAAGTAGCTCCTCTGCTGTAATATCAAGAAGCTCTAGCAAAGAATCTGCGTCATACTTTTGTAGTAATTTTTCTTGTAGTTCATGCAGAAGGAGCGACATTTCATTATTAGTGATCGAGCTGGATCACATTCCCTTCCGCTTTTGGTTTCTGTTCCTGCAGTTTGTGATACCGCCCTTTGATTCCGCAGAAGGCCTCTTGAATACGGGCTGTCTGGAGAGGAAGAGGCATACCGTTAATAGGATCCCGACACTCCTCGTAAGTGCAAACCCCGACCAACTGGGGGCCTTGCTGTGTATCAACAACCTTGCGATCAACAAACTGACATTCTAAACAAACTTTCATAGGGCCTTCCAAATGTTATAAGCTACTCCGTTACGCATCTCTACATGGTAGATATCGAGACCAAGAGCCTCGGCTAGCGCCTTCTCTGCTTTTGCACCTTTGCTGTTCTCCCATCCGGGAAGCAGGCAAATTGCATCGGAGTTCTCACAGATCTCTTTAGTGTCTGCTGCAAGAGCTTCACGTAGGGAGAAGCCAGTGTTCTTGGCTTCCTCAATGCTGCCGGTGGGGCTAACTACGCCCTTCCCGTATTTCTCAATATCCCGCCGAGCAGGGTTAAATACAGTCCAACCACGCTTTACAAGGAAATCCTCAGCCACGAAGAAGGCAGGGAAGTTAAACTGAGGGAGATTCCTCATTGGGCCGCCGATGTAAATTTTAATTTGATTCTCCTAAATAGTTAATTGCTGCTCTTAAACGACCGGCATCGTCTCCAAATTTGCCAAGTGCTAAGTTGCAACTATTACAAAGCAACCCTCTAACTTTTCCGGTTTTATGGCAATGATCTACAGCTAAGGCCATAATCACTCCTTGCTTTGCTTTTACTTCCTCTCTCTTACATATAGCACAAACTCCACGCTGCTCTTCCAACAATCGGTCATACTGATCTATAGTAATTCCAAACTTTTTAAGAAGATTGTAATTCTTATCTCCTCTAGGGTTTGGCCTTACTCTTTTTATTCCTCTGGGCCGTCGTTGAAGATCATACGATTTTCGTTTATCAATATGTTTTACTCTTTGGATCTGTTGCAAAACAGCATAGCATGGCTTGCATGCCCCATGTCCTTTATAAAACTCTGTGGCCGCCTTTTGTTCCACACAGATAGTGCAAATCTTGGAAAGTGGAGTCGGAGATTTCTCTATTTCTAAGATGCGCATTAAGACCTCCTATTAGTTTGTCAGTATCAAAGTAAACACCACCATCTGCAAATTTAACCATCACATCCCATCTTTCGGGCTCTTTGTCGAAGAGCATAAAGCATTTTTTATTCTGTCCACGCATATATCCAAGTTCCAAATGGCCCGATTTGCCAGCAGGAAGCACAAGAACGGCAGCAGCAGAACGATTGAGATGGTAAAGATCAAAATCAAATACGTGTTGAGCAGCGTATCCTTTAAGAGCTTCGTCATACGGGATACCTTTTTGTTTTTCATACTCCTGCCATGAGTCATCTGCAATAGGTCCTGCAGCAAACCAATCATCAAAGACCTCGAAGCCTGCTTCTCGAATCTTTGCTGCAATCTTGGGAATCTCCGGGTTGCGGAGAGAGCCGATCAAATAGATTACTGACATCTGGGAATTCCTCTGTAGGCAACACCAGCCTCTGCCATCATCCTTTGTGATGCAGCGAGTGACGCTCTCCATCGCTGGTTTAGGCCGGGGGTGATTATGTCGTAAACTGGGTCTGGAGCGTAGCTAACTACCTCTTTGATTCCACTTTGAATAGTCAACTTGCAGCATTCATTACAGATACAGGGGGGTCCAAACGAGGGGAACACATATAAGGAACTCCCTCTGGCCCGCTCTCCTGCCATAATGATTGCATTTACTTCTGCATGAACTATGAAGCTATACTTGGTCTCTCTGTCGTCATACCGTGCAGGATTATCATCCACGCCACGGGGGAATCCATTGTAACCAAGTCCAACTACACTGTGATAATCTGTTGCAATGACAGCGCCAACCTGTGTTGAAGGGTCTCTTGACCACTTCGAAATGTGCCATGCGAGCTCTAAGAATCGCTGGTCCCACTTAACATTACTGCTCAATATACGTCCCCATTCTCTGAAATTTTATGATTTTCCAAAGGCGCGGCAATACGCCTGTAGAACTCCAGCTTGCACGACTCAAGTGCTCCAACGATATCATTAATCGTTTGGTAGGAGAGTCGATGGTCTGCCAGATAATACTTAATGGTCTCACTCAGGACCCAGTTCAATTCCCCCGGAGTCCTCGGATGAAGGCGGGTATCCCTGTTCCTACTTACTTTCGGTATGTAAGGCATATTCGTTCTTAAGTCCGCGTATAATACAATAGGTGTAGAAGAAGGCAAGGGCAAAAATACCCCACTGCCCGTTCTTGAAGGAAGTGTAGAACCAGATAGGCTCTACTGCAAGGTTAACCCACCAGCCAATCTTCCGTGTGTCTGGGGAAGAAAGGAGGTAGATAGCCCCGGCACTTCCTGCGAACAGGAGGAGTTGCAGGATGTTTTCAAGCATTCTCTTGCCCCCTCAGGATCAGCTCAAGCCGAGCAAGCGCATTCCAAGCCACTGCCGTAGCTTCCAGAACACCGGTCTCTTTGTCCTTGGTGGAGTAGTCTCCTTGGATAGCCAGTTCATGTCGCCCAAGGGCGTTACTATACCGATCCAATCCATTAGGAACAGATTCCCACCCACGCCATGAATACTTACTCGCACCAATTGCGGACAACCTTGCAACATCCGAAAGTGCTCTCGGAAAGTAATGCAAACATCCCTGTGTAACGGGAGACTTTCCGAGGTCTCCTTTTGTTCCAGGCTCTTTAAGATCTTTTCCACTTGGGTCCTTGTCTTTCAACGGAATGTATCCTGTTCCTATATCATCACACCAATGAATGGCCTTACTCATACTTCCTCTTCAAATAGTTGAGGGACACTGGCATTTCATCAAATGCACCATCGTTAACTTCGTGCAGCATCCACACACCCCGCCACGTCTGGGCGTTGCCCTGCCATTTTAGATAGTCTTCGTCATGTTGGTAGCAACCGCCGACAAAGATGCCGGTCATTTGCTTCCCATCAGCCCGCGTCGCAAAGGCAATCTGCCTGCCTTGAACGTGGCCCATTACACATGACTGGTGCTTCTTGTTAAGCAAAGCAGCAGCGGAGGTAACAGGACGGCCCATAATACCAGTGGTAAAGAAGTGGCAGTAGGCTACTCCGTCGATTACAACAGGCTCAAGATACGGATACACTTCCCACCCGTATTCCTTGTATCCAAGATCATCAATAGAGATAGTCCCGTCAAGCTTAGGATCGTCGTCAACAGCACGGT